TTTATAGATAAAGATTTGCAAAAAGCAAAAGGAATTTTAATCAACGGTTGTCTTCCTTGCAGCGAGCATAAAGATATGGTAAAAGGATTGAAAAAAAATAGTGACGCTTATATGGCTGTTTTCGATGCTTGTGCTAAGATGTTACCTATTGGAAAATCAATCTTAAAAAACGTATAGCCGAGTTGCTCGGCATTGAAATTAGTGGCGATGATTCAGCTATTGCTTACTGGCGACTATTGAATGCACAAATAACACATTTTTTACACATTCCTTTTCCCGAATATTTAGAGGAAGAGGAATGGTGGTTTAAAGCAGAGCAGTATAAGCTTTTGAACGATAAAGATTTTTTACCTACAAAAATTGAATACAAATAATGCCTTTACCGAAAGATTATAAAATTAATGGAACCACTGGCAGCCTAGAAAGAACTACAGGCAAAGCTGGTGGTTTTATTGATGGTATAACAAACGATATTGAAGGTATTGGAGACGCTTCTTTAAATTTTGCTACGAAAGCAAAAGGAATTTTTGATGGTACAGAAAAAGCCAAATTAGGCAAACGATTTACAAAGGATGGTAGAAGATTGATTGAACTTGGCAAACGCTTCCAAAATGCTTTTGGTTTTGTTGGTGGCAATATCGGCACATCGCTTCAGCAAACAAGTTTTAGTACTTCTTTAAATGGTGCAAAAGTATTGGTAGAAGATGCAAGAAGTACCTATGAAGAATTTACTTTAAAAAGACCAGGACTAGAATTGAAGTTTGGATATAGTGGTCTGATAAAGCAAATTGATGATGTATTTGCTCCGCCTCCATTAGTAAGTTTTAAACGCAGCAAAAGAATTGATGAAACTATTGTTAGTAGTAATGATGCTGATGGCAATGAATTGAATTATGGACAGGTAGTAGAAAATTATGGTAGAAAGCCAGTAGCAATTACAATTAAGGGCTTACTAATAGATATGGTGAATCATCAATACCCTAGCAGTAAAGTAAGACAATTAACCGACTTATTTGATTATAATGGAGCTTGGGAAGTTGAGGGACAAATATTCCTAGACCATAGAATTAAAAGCATCTATTTTATAGATTTAGATGACGAACCAGTGCAAGGCTTTATGGACACTTGGAGTTTTACCTTACAAGCTAGTTCTATTAAGCCAGTTGAATATTTTTTAAAATAAGACATTATGAAATTTATCATCACCAATTTATTAGTTTGTATGAGTTATTTAAACCTCAATGCCAAAGTAACTATTGGCGATATTTATTTTAATGCAATTAATGGGTTTGAGATTGAGCAGAATGTAGATAATACTAGCGATACTGCAAAAATTACACTTGCAAGAAATTACAAGGAATTACAAGGTAGCAAAGTGCTTGACTACATAAGAGCAGGCAAACCAGTAACCATTGAATGTGGTTATAATGGTGTTTTAGAAACTGAATTTACAGGCTTTGTAAAGCCAAACATTGGGGCTGATTATCCTATTATAATTGAGTGTGACGAGTTATATTTCCTACGCCAAAATAATCATATTATTAGTGAGCGTAGTATGACTTTAAAACAACTTTTACAACGTATTGCACCAGCTTATAAAATTGAAGCTTTAGATGTGAATTTAGGTAAGGTTCACTTTAGCAATGAAAGCACTGTGCAAATACTGGAGAAGCTAAAAAAAGAATGGGGTTTCTTTTCTCGAATTCATAATAATATTTTACACGTTGGTTTTGCCTTTGATTTTAAACCAAGTTTTACGCAACGACACGACTATATAATTGGCGAGAATGTAAAAGATTATAGCAAACTAAAATTCTCTACAGATACAGATTTTAAGACACAGGTTAAGGTTAAAATTCATAAACCAAATGGCAAAGTTGAAGAGATTGTATATGGTATGAAAGATGTAAATGGCACAATGGAAGCTGTTAAAATTGGTGGTGGCAAAGATGATAAAGTAAGAGATGAAAAAGGCAGTATAAAAACTTATGATGTGAGCCATATAGGAACTACTGAAGCTGAGAATATGGCAAAGGCTCAACTAAAAAGAATTATCTACAGTGGATACACAGGTAGTATTGATGGCTTTTGCAATCCACGCACAAGAGCAGGCGACAGTTTGCAAATTATTGATATAGCAAAGCCCGAACGTAAAGGTACTTACTTGATAGAAAAGGTAGTGGTTAAGTATGAAGAAGCTCACATAGAGAGAGAAAATTTTATAAGTTATAAAGTAGCATAATGGCATTAGAAGATGAACTAGCGGCATTGCTTAAAGCCCACGCTGAGCACTCGGCTATTGAAGCACACATTATAGGTACTGCAATAAATATTAGGGATGCTGTTTGCGATGTAGAGGTTGAAGGAGAGGCAACATTATTAGATGTGAGATTGCATTGTATAGAAGATGAGTTAAAAAGCAAAATAGTTGTAAAGCCCAAAGAAAAAAGCAAAGTAATTGTTGGTATCATTAACAACTTAAAAACTGATAGGTTCATAGCTCAATGTAGCGAAATTGAAGAAGTAAAAACAATCATTGATAGTGTAGAGCATAGCATAACGGCAAAAGGAGTTCTTATAAAACACGGAGATGATAATTTAAAGGAAGTTTTCAATTTGATAATTGAAGCAACCAGTCAAATAGCAGTTGTAATAGGCAATAATCCCGATTATTCAAAGCTCTTAAAAGCAACAAAAAAATTAAATAATTTATTAAGATAATGGCATTAAATAAAGACATATTAGGAGCTGCAATTTATACTGTACGCAAAAAATACAGTAGCAAAACTGCACCTCAATTAATTGCTCAATATGGTTCTTTAGACAAAGCACAATTAGCAATGGCTACAGATGAAGCTGCTGCCATTATAAAGCACTTTACAACACTTGGAAATGTGCAAGTAGCGGTTACAACAACAGTTGTCACTACTGGTACAGCACTAGCACAAACAGGAACTGGAGTTGGTAATGGAGTTGGTAAAATTCAATAATTGGTTATGAGAGAAGATATTTTATTAGATGAAAATTTTGATTTGCTAGAAGATGGTGACGAGTGGGTAGAAGGCGATAGCGAGGATACAGATGTACAATTGATATTATTAGCCAATAAAGGAGAAAATAAAGAGTTTCCTTTTATTGGTTTTGGTGCAAATAAAAGATTAAAGGGAAAGCTTGAGTTAGCAAAGTTTCAACGAGAAATGGAAAATGAATTAGAGCTTGATGGATTTATTAAGCCAACAATAACATTCGGAAACAATCCTTTGGATTTTAAAATAGAAGTATAATGAGAGATGCAATCAGTTTAGAAAGAGCCAACCAATTACACCCAGCAATTAGACAAGCCGTAATTAATGGTATTAAAGATTTAGAGACAAATTTCTTTCCAGAAACTGTGAAAATTAGAATAGTGCAAGGGTTGCGAACTATAGAAGAGCAGAACGATTTATATGCTCAAGGTCGTACTAAAGCAGGTGCAAAAGTAACCAATGCAAAAGGTGGTAGCAGTTTTCATAATTATGGACTAGCATTTGATTTTGCTTTAATGTATGATAAGGATGGAAACGGCACTTATGAAACATTAAGTTGGGATACTAAAACAGATTTTGATAGAGATGGCAAAGCTGATTGGATGGAGGTTGTTTGGTATTTTAAAACAATACTAAAGTTTACTTGGGGCGGAGATTTTAAAAGCATCCAAGACGACCCTCATTTGGAAAAAACATTTGGCTACGATTGGAGGGAGTTATTTGCCAAATACAACAATAAAGATTTTATTCCTAACACAAAATACGTAAATCTATAAAATATGAAATTCTCAATCTTAACCTATATCAGCTTACTATTCGTTAAACTTACTTTTTTGCCCAATGTTACAATGTTGGGTTGGGTGTTTTTTGCTGTTTTAGTTGACTTTATTACAGGTGTATTAAAGGCTAAATTAAACAAGCAATTGCTTACTAGTGGTGGCTTTAGGCAAACATCCATTAAATGTCTTCAGTACATTGGCTTAATCGTTGGTGGCATCATCATTGGCAACAGTTTTGAAAAGCAAAGCGATATTGTTAAATGGGTAAATGATGGCTTATTAATGTTTATTCTTTATGTAGAAGTGTATAGCATATTCGAGAACCTGTATGCTATGAATCCTGATAGCAAAGTAGCTAAAATGATATTCAAACCTGCCATGCGAATATTAACTGTAGGCTTGGAAAAAAATAGTTTAAATAAAGTGGCTGATTCAACTGAAGCAGCAAAGCTTGTAATAATTGGCTTTGCTTTTATTTTCCTTTCAGGATGCAAAGTTGTTAAACCTGAAGTTGATAATAGCTACACCAAAAAAGATACTACAATTACAAACTATGTTCCAGTTGATGTACACTATCAGGGTGCAAGTGTTGGGGCTGCATTTAATTATGATAGTGCAATGACTTTGATGTTTACAAAGTGGGTTAAAATGCTGCCAGTTGCCCAACAGTCGCTTAATATGGATAGCCTTTACAAAATCTTTAAAGGAAGTTTAAAGACTGGAGAAAAGCAAACAATCACAGACCCCGAAACTAAAGTTCAACTACAGTACTGGGTTGATGAATTTGGAAAGTTACAAATGACTTGTACAAGTAAAGACAAAACTATACAAATGATGGTGGCACAGATAACAAAGCTTACGGAAGAAGTGACCAAACAAAAAAAGATTGAAGTTGTTTATAAAATGCCTTCTTGGGGTTGGATAGTTATAGGGATTTCAATTATACCAACATTAATTGCTTTGATATATATTTTTCTTGCACTTCTCCAAACACTCAAAGAAAGGAAATAATATGGCAATAGTAATACTTCAACAAGGTCAAGGATTAATGGATGTTGCAGTACAGCATTGTGGAGATGCTGGTGCACTTTTCTCTTTGGCTTTGGCAAATGGTTTAAGCATTACTGAAGAACTTAGTCCAGGAACAATTTTAGAACTTCCTGAAGTATCCAATGTTGGCATAAAAAAATATTTTTCAGATAAAGAATTAGTCCCTGCAACTGGCGAAGACAGCAACAAAAAGTTTATAGAATTAAGTCCTGAAGGAGTTGATTACTGGGCAATAAGCGAAGACTTTATAATACAATAAAATGGCAAGAGAACTTTATATAATACAACAACAAATAATTGATAAGCTCGCAGCTGAAGGGATAGTTGTGACTAATAATAAATTTAGCAGACGCCGCATTTGGACTTATGTAATTGCCTTTTGTATTTTCATTCACGAGCAATTATTCGATGCTTACAAAATCGAAGTAGAACAAACAATTTCAAATAAAAATCCGCACACCTTAAAGTGGTATCAACAGAAAATTTTAGCCTTTCAGTTTGGGTATGATTTGCCAGTCGATACTGATGAATATGATAATACTGGCTTGTCCGATGCTGAAATTGAAAATAGTAAAATTATTGCTTATTGTGCTGTGAATGAAAGAGCAGACATTTTAACAATAAAAATTGCCAAAAAAAATGGTAGCAATCTTGTGCCACTCGATAATACTGAACTAGCAGCATTACAAGCTTATACTAGGCGTTTTAAAGATGCTGGAGTATTTGTATCATTTGTAAACGAAAGTGCCGACAGCTTAAAATTAAATGCCAATATCCACTATTCACCAATAGTATTAGATAACGCTGGAGTTAATATTTCTACAGGTGTTGAAACTGTTAAAAATGCAATTGATTTTTACCTTAAAAATTTAACATTTAATGGTGAATTTAGTTTGCAAAAACTAACTGATGAATTACAAAAAGTAGATGGCGTAAAATATGTTGATTTGACTAATGTTGAAGTTAAAAGTACAGTAGCTGCCAGTTATCAAAATGTAGATGTTTACTACATCCCAGCTAGTGGCTATTTACGCTTTTTAGTACCAACCGATTTAAACCTAACATTCGTTCCTTATGCCAATTAATAAAAATATATATACTGTTAATTGGAATAGACTAGTAGGCTGGTTAATTCCTGCCACTTTGTTTCAACCAAAAATGTTTGCTTGGTGCAAAAGTTTAGTAGCACCAATAAGCAGTTTGCACGGCTTTTTTTTAGCTTTTAGAAAACAAAAGAATTATGAGTTGGCAATTACAGGACAAGTATGTTTATTAGAAAAATTATTGAACGATAAGTTTGATAATTCGCTACGAAGAATATTTATAACCGATGGCGAAAAAAGTAAACGCAAATACGCTTTTACAGTAAATGAATTTGTGCCATTACCCATTTATAAAGAGGATGAAAATAAGCCATTATTTATTTATCAAGATGGCGAAATAGCAACAACAACTTATCATTTTATTGTTAATGTACCAACAGCTTTAACATTGGACAATGCAGTTTTAATAAGCATTTTAAACACATTTAAACTACCTAGTAGAAAATATAACATCGTAACATTTTAAGATATGAACACAATAGATTTAACAAAAAACGGCGGTTTCCCTTTCACACAAAACGCATTGAATTTTTTACAAAATTCATACACCGAATTGTTTGAAGCGATAGCTAGATGTTATGGTAACAAAACTATTGTTACAGGTATGGAAGTTGGAGGTTCTAGTGTAGCTGAAGGTTGGTTGGTATATAATGGCGAGTTTATAAAATTTAATGATTGTGCTTTAGATACTAAAGTTAACATCAATACAACACTTACTAGCGTAGAGTTTGAAGATGGATTAACAAAAGCTGTTTACTATGTTAAAACGGCAAGCTGTGGAGCTACTGGAGCTTTTAATTTTAATGAACTACAAAGAGCTGTTCCATTTAATGAGAGTTTAAAAACTGTTTATGATAAGACTTGGTTTGCAGGCGATATCAAAATGATAAGCTGCGACAATGGCTATATAGCTACCAACTTTGACAGCACAGGCTTAGGCAGATTAGAACGTTTGGGTTGGGCAATTTGCAATGGCGAAAATGGCACAGCTAATATGCGTGGTAGAGTGCCAGTTGGTTTTGATAGTAATACAATTAATCCAGCCGATAATGTTTGGGATGCTGATTACAATAGAATGGGAAGTGTAGGTGGTGAAAAGAAACATCAATTGTCTGAAGCCGAGTTAGCCGAACATCAGCATGACACTTTAGAGGGTAATATATATAGAAAAAACAATTTTTCTCAAGATGATGTTCCAACTGTGTTTTTTAGTGACGGC